GTTCGTAGATTATTAATTGCACTTAAGAAATTTATTGCAAGTTCTTCAAGATACCTAGTATTTGAACAAAATACAAATGCAACACGTAATAGATTCTTAAATATAGTTAATCCATATCTAGAATCAGTACAACAAAAACAAGGATTATATTCATTTAGAGTACAAATGGATGAAAATAATAACACAGCAGATGTAGTAGATAGAAATCAACTAGTAGGCGCTATTTTCCTACAACCAACTAAAACAGCTGAATTTATAGTTCTTGATTTTAATGTACTTCCAACAGGTGCTACTTTTGATGGAGGTGGTTCAGGAGGATATTAAAAAAGAATAAATCTTTTATATTTATAATAGAATAAAAATAACAAACGATGGCAATATTAGATACAAACGAAATGATGTTCACAGCATTTGAACCTAAATTACAAAATAGGTTTATAATGTACATTGATGGAATCCCTTCATACTTAATTAAAAAAATAGCTCGACCAAGTATTTCATTTGGTGAAGTAGTTCTTGATCACATTAATGTGAAAAGAAAAATTAAAGGTAAAGCAAATTGGGACAACATTACATGTGATCTTTATGATCCAGTAACACCATCTGGTGCCCAAGCAGTAATGGAATGGGTTCGTTTATCACATGAGTCAGTTACAGGTAGAGATGGTTATTCTGATTTTTATAAAAAAGATATTAGAATTAATTCACTAGGTCCTGTAGGTGATGTAGTTGAAGAATGGATTTTAAAAGGTGCTTATTGTCAACAAGCTAACTTTGGTGATATGGATTGGACATCTGACACACCTGCAAATATTAATATGACTATAGTAATGGATTATGCTATCTTAAATTACTAAAATATACTTCTCTCCCGAAGTTGCGAGGCTGGACGTCATTTTATGACGTCCTTTCTTATTCTTATATATGTATATCTGAACTAGTTTTAAAATAATAATGTTATGGAACAACAATTCCCAACCGAAATGGTTACCCTTCCTTCTAAAGGTTTATTATACCCAGAAGGAAGTCCTTTACAAAAAGGAGAAATCGAAATGAAATATATGACTGCTCGTGAAGAAGATATTCTTACTAATCAAAATTTAATTGAAAATGGAACAGTTATAGATAAGTTACTTCAATCACTCATAATAACTCCTATTGATTACAATAGTTTATTATTAGGTGATAAAAATGCAATTTTGGTTGCTGCTCGTATTTTAGGGTATGGTAGTGATTATAATTTTATATATCAAGGAGAAGAACATAATATAGATTTAACTAAAGTTAATGATAAACCATTAAATGAATCTTTAATTACTAAAGGTAAAAACGAATTTAATTTTAAATTACCTGCTTCAGGTGTTGAAGTAACTTTTAAAATATTAACTCATGGTGATGAAATTAATATAGCTAATGAAATAAAAGGTTTACAAAAAATAAATAAAAATTCTAATCCTGAAATTTCAACTAGAATGAAACATATAATCACATCTATTAATGGTGATTATGAAAAGAAAACAGTTAGAGAATTTGTAGACACTAAATTATTAGCTAGAGATTCAAGAGCTTTAAGAAACCACATTAACACTATTCAACCTGATATAGATCTATCATACAATTATGAAGATAATAAAGGAAATACGGTAAAAATACCTGTTTCTATCGGGATTACCTTTTTTTGGCCTGACGTCCAACTATAGGAGTATATTATTCTCTCAAATTCACGATTTAGTGTACCATGGAGGCGGTGGTTTTATACACTCAGAGATTTATAATATGCCCATTTGGATGAGAAAATTTCATATCCAAAAAATTAATGAATTTAATAAAAAACAAGAAGAAGAATTAGAAAAACGAAAAGGGAAATCTAATATGGGTGATAATAAAATATCACAACCTAATATAAAACCTTCTTCAACATATAACTTTAAAAAATAATAAGGGTGCGTAAGCGCCTTTATTTTTTTTATATTTATAACAAAACAATATTATGGCTGAAGATAAAGACATGACTCCTAAATCTAAAGAGTATCTCCAAGAACTTAGAGATAGAGCTGCAGCCCAAAAACAATTTACAGCGGAACAAGCTAATTCTAGTAATATTGTTGAAAAAATAACATCTAACCTAGAAAAACACGCAAACCTTATAGATAAGTCAGGAACTTTATCTGCTCTTATGGCGGGTAATTTAGGTACTGCACAAAAAGCATCTTTAGGAATGCAAGCTTCTTTTGCTACTATAGTAAAAAGTGCACTTCAAGCTAGTAATTTAACAACAAATATTGCAAAATCCACAGGTGTATCTAAAGACAATGCAAAAGCTTTACAACAAGAATTCATAAAAGTTGCAGCTAACTCAGGAAAAGTTTTTATAACTAGTCAAAAATTAAACAAATCATTTAGTACCTTAACTGCCCAAACAGGGTTAGTTGCAGATTTTGGTGGTGATACTTTAGAAGTTTTTACTGAATTAAATGAAATATTAGGGTTTTCTGAAGAACAAGCAGGGAAATTATCATTATTAGCTCGTTTACAAAGTGAAGATAGTAGGGGGGTTTTAGAAAATACAATTGAAACTGTAGGTGCTCTTATAAAACAAAAAGGGATAGCTATTAGTGGTAGAGCTGTTTTAGAAGACATTAGTAATGTATCTAGTGATATAGCAGTTTCATTAGGAATGAGCCCTCCCTTAATAGCTGAAGCTGCTGTTGAAGCTAGAGCATTTGGTGCTACTTTAGAACAAATAAATGCCATAGCAGGAAATTTATTAGATTTTGAAACCTCAATTAATGCAGAACTTCAAGCCGAATTATTTACAGGCAAACAACTTAATTTTGAAAGAGCTAGGTTATTTGCTTTAACTAATGATTTAGCAGGTGTGTCTCGAGAACTTATAGAAAATGAAGAACTTAGATCTGAATTTTTAACAGGTAATAGATTAGAACAAGAAGCAATAGCTCAAGCTATAGGTTTAAGTCGAAATGGTATGGCAGATTTAGTTATGCAATCTCAATTTGCAGCCTTATCTGCTGAACAATTTAAAGATGAATTTGGTGAAATAGCATTTAACCAATTTGCAGCTTTATCAGCAAGTGAAAAATTTCAACAAGTATTAGTAAAAGTTCAAGGTATTATAGGTGATTTAGGAATAATTATTATGCCTTTTTTAGATGGTATCGCAGGTGCATTACAATCATTAGTAGAAATGAAAGGGGCATTACCTTTTATAGTTGGTGCTTTTACTACAATAGCTACTCTTTCAGCTATAATATCAGTAGCAAATGCCATGGCATCCTTAGCAACCTTGGGTCCAGCAGGAGTAATAGCAGGAGCAGTAATAGGTGCGGGGATACTAGGAACTCTAGCAGGTGTAAGAGCCTCAGCTCAAATTGATAATCAAATAGAAGATGGAATTATAAATCCTAGTGGTGGATTAGTAGTTAGTGGTAAAAAAGGATCAATCCAGTTAAATAAAGATGATTCAATAGTAGCAGGTACTAATTTAGGAGGAGGTATAGATTATGATAAAATGGCTTTAGCTATGTCAAGAGCTCAAATTAATGTAAGTACTAGATATGATTCATTTGGGGCTCGTAAATCTTCAGCATTTAATGGATCTTACCAGAGAGATACAAGAAAAAATTCAAGTTTTGCTTAATTTAATATTTATAACAAAACACAATTATTATGGCACTAAAAGACAAACAAAGTTTATATGATTTAGTAAATGGTGAAAATCCAGTAAGCAATATGGCTAAACAACAAGGTGATCCTCTTTTTAACACTCAAAGAGGCAATTCAAATTCACCATTCGAATCAGAAGACCATATGGTAGATTTACTTAACCAAACAGTAAAAAGTTCTAACACAGGACAAGTGTATCAACCTTCACCTACAAATCCAGCTAATTTTCAAGATTTAAATGGAACTACACCTGGTAAATATACTGATAAGCTTCCACAATAATGGGATTAAAAAAACTTTTAACTAACTTATCTGAAGGGGTACAAGACTATCCTAATCATAACTTACCTACTGATGGAGGAGGTTTTGATTATGGAGAATCTTTTACACCTATATTTGAAGGACAATTTAGACAAAAAAGTTTTAAATTTGGTCAAGGTACTGCATTTGATAGACCTAACCAAGGTTTTAGCCAAGAACCATTTGTAACAAACTCTACAATAGATATTCTTTCTAATAACCCTGAAACACAAGTTGCAATAGATAACTTTACAGATGGTTTTATAAGAGGAGGAGCTATTACTCATGCTGAAAGATTAATAACAGATGTAGAAAGGATATCTAATTTTATGGCAACCCCTAAGGGTTTATCTTTTTTACTTAAACAAGAAGGTCTTCAATTATCTAACCCTAAAGTAAGTGCACCTAGTGTAAATATATCTAGAGCTAATCAACGAACTTATAATTTTGGAGTAAATACTTTAGCCCAAATTGGTCTTTCTGGGACAGGTACCCATATTAAAAGAGAAGGTCTAACTTCTTTAGCATTTGAAGGATATGCTGATGCAGCTAAATTAAAAAGTAATAATGAAAATAATAGATTAATTTATCTATTTAATGATAAAATTAGTACTTCTCCATCTGGATTAGACACAGCATTAGGATTTGTAGATGACCTTTTAGGAGTTGTTGGTTTAAGTGTAGGATTAGGTGATAATGAATTGTATTCATATTCTGGTGGTCCTAATTCAACATATGGTATTGGTCAAACAGTTATTCGTAGATATACTAATACTAATGCAGGAGTATATAATAAAATACGAGATCGTGAACAAAATAAAATATGGAAGTCCCCTGTAAGCAGCATTCGAAAAGGTTATAATTTAGGAGAACCTGGTATAAAATTAGCTAAAAGATCTTCTTATAATTCACTTACAGTAGATCAGCTTAATTTAATTGACGTATTTAAATCAAATGGAAAAACAGAATTTTCAGAAATAAATGATTTTATACCTTTCCGTTTTGAAGCAGTAAACACAAACAACCCTGTTAATACAGATGTAATTGCTTTTAGAGCATTTTTAGATGATTTTAGTGATAATTTTAATGCTTCTCATAATGAGTACAATTATAATGGTAGAGGAGAAACATTTTATACTTACAATGGTTTTAAACGTAACATAAATGTAAGTTTTAAAATAGCAGCCCAATCACGTCATGAATTATTACCATTATATAGAAAATTAAATTATTTAGTTTCTAATACAGCTCCTGAATATAGTAGTTTTGGTAGAATGGTAACTCCATTTATGCGTTTAACTGTAGGACATTGGTGTGATAGAGTTCCTGGAGTTTTAAATTCAGTAGGATTAACATGGCAAAAAGATTATTCTTGGGAAACTTCAAAAGATGATGATGTTTTAATATTACCTCATGTATTAGATGTAAGTGTTCAATTTACTCCAGTTCATAATTTCTTACCAGAAAAAGGTATATCATCACCATTTATCTTACCTCATTCTACTACAAATCTAAAACAAAACCAACAGTGGTATAAGTTGGGTATTGAAGATTCCCCAATTAATGATACAATTAAAGGTAGATTACAACAAATTAGAGATGAAGCAGAAGCAGAAGCATCTGCAGCTCAAAGTGCGGAATTAGAAGTAAATATTGCAACAGGAGAAGCTCCTGGACCTCAATTACAAACTGATGAATCCTTAGATCCTTTAACAGCTAATATACTTGATACTAGTGAATTAGGACAAACCCCTCAACCTAATGTTCAACCTAGTATTAACCCTAATGAAGGACTTCCAGTAATTATGGGTTCAGAAGGATATTAAAAAAATAAAATATGCCAGGAAGAGTAAGAAAAATAAAAACAAGAGTCTTAGATAGAAAAAGATATTATACTGCAATTAAATACCCAGAAATACCTCTTTCAGTTGATGATTTTTATGTTATTACTACTATTGGTGATCGGTTAGATAATTTAGCAAATCAATTTTATGAAGATGTTAATTTATGGTGGGTAATTACTAGTGCTAATCCTGATGTTATAAAAAGAGATAGTTTTATGTTAGAACCAGGAATAGAAATAAGAATCCCAGCTGACCTTCAAACAATCTTAGAAAATTTTGATGAATTAAATAAATAGTTATGTCTATATTTAAAGAATCTTTTCAATCATATGTTTCCAAACAGTTAAAGATTAGAGAAGAAATTGTTAAGGGAGGAAACCAACATAGATTTGGTAATCCTAAAATCTCTTTTGAATATCCTACTATTAATAATGTTGTAAAAGAATCAGTAAATCTCCCTCCAGGTGCATTTTACACTTATACTACATCTAAACAATGTACTATTAGAATGTCTTCAGGAGTTAATTTAACAAATCCTAATCTTTTAGAAAATTATGGTTTTGAAAATTCTAATGACTTATTAGGTGCTGGATTAGCTATAAGATATATACTTGAAGGAGGTGTTCCTGCTAAAAACATTGATTTTGGAGAAGCCCAAACAAAATTTATTGATGGAGATGCAACCCAAATAAAAACTATACCTAGAGGAAAGTCAACTAGAGGATTTGCTAGGGGATATGGTTCTACTTATGGGGACCCATTTATTAGATCAGATGCACAAGATGGTTATGGTATAGTACCTATGCCTGGAATTATAGACGCAAATATTAGAACTAAAACAGCTTATGGTTCTATAAGAGAAGCCCAAGTTAATTTTACTTGTCATAATAGACGTCAACTTGAAATATTAGAATTACTTTATATGAGACCAGGTTTTCCTGTTCTTTTAGAATGGGGTTGGACTCCTTTTATTAACAATGCAGGAGAATTAATTAAAAATTTCCCTTACTATAGAAATTGGTTTAGTGAAGATACTAATATTAATGATATTAATAATGACATTCTAACCCAAAAAATTAACCATAGTGGTAATTATGATGGTTTTGTTGGTTTTATTAAAAATTTTGAAATTTCAGCTAGAGCAGATGGGGGATATGACTGTACTACTCACTTAACTGCTATGGGTGAAATTTTAGAAGGTATAAAAGGTAAAAGAACAGGAAAAACATATGAACAAGAACAAGAAACTATTGAAGTTGATGATTTTGAATTTTATTTAAAAGCTATAAAAGAATTTAGTGAAGCATACTCAGCTAAATATGGTTCATCTAAATTTAGAAAAAATTTAAAAGAAAGTGGTTTAATATCAGACGCCGATATTTTATTTCCTAAAAAACTTGAGTTATTAGAATCTTATCAAGAACTGGCTTACTTAATTGATAAGAAAAAATCAGAATTTCAACCTACTCAAGATGAATTAAATAATATTTCAAAAGAAGAATCAGCTGAAAGGGTAGGTCAACTGGCAGATCCTCTCGCGCCAGTCCCTGGTATTGATTATGAAGCAAGAATTAATACTGGTAGTGCATTAACTGATGAAGGAGGCAAATATCAGGATGAAATAGAAAGAATTGAAAAAGTATTAGATCCTTATATTATAAGAAGAGGTGAAGAATTAGTATTAAATGGAATTACTGAAAAAGATTTAAATGAAGAAACACGTGGTAAATTCTCTGCTTTATTTCGGGGTGAAAAAAGTACAATTTTAAAATCTCAACATGTTTATATTAAATGGGATTTTTTAGTAAGTATACTTAATAATTTTATTATCCCTTTATATAAAGAAGTTAAAATAAAACACCCAATATTTGAAGTTTATCAAGATAGAGATTTAGAATATTCTACTTATAAATTAAAAACAAAACTTGATCAAAATATTGATCCATCAACAAATGATGCTTCTCTAGAAAATGATTTAATTAATAATTTAGGAAATATAGATGAATTTTTAGATATAAGTTCAAATCCTTNAATTTGTCTTTTACCTCATCAAACTCAGAAAAAAATAATTTCAGAATCTTCTTTGTTTGGAAACATGTCTACAAACCGGAAAATTAGTAATGTATTTTTTAATGTAGAATATTTAGAAAAAACATATAAAAAAATGTTATATGATAGTGAAGGTGGATTAAAAGAAGATTTTGGATTATATAATTTCCTAGATAAAATTTGGAAAGACACTAACCAAGCATGTGCGGGCACTCATAATTTTACTTTACAAACAGATGAACCTAATCATTCTAATAGAGTTAGGGTTGTAGATTTAATTTACCAAAATGATGAATTAAATGACCCTAAAAAACTTCATGAAATTAAAATTCAGGGAAATCAATCAATAGTTAGAGATTTTTCATTTAATACAACAATTGATAATAAATTTGCTTCAACTATTGCTATTGCTGCCCAAGCACCTAATTCTATAAATACTTTGGATTCAATTACTTTTGAAGCTTTTAATAGAGATATAAAATATCGTTTTAATAATGTAGAAATGACTCCACTTCCAGATAATAGTATTNAACAAGTAAGATTAATAACTAAAGCAAAAGATAAATATAATAGAGATTTAGAAAAAATAAATAATAATATAATTGCAATTCAAGATCATCGTTTTGATATACTTCAAGGAACTTATGAACAAAGCAAAGTTTCAAATAATATATCAAGAGTAAGAAATCTTGAAAGTAAACTTATTGATTTAACCTCTAGATATGGGTATAGTAATAGTGATGAAGGGATATATAAAGGTATGCCTAAAAATTATAAAGATGCTGGTTTATCTGATTTATCCAAATCAGCAGTAGTTCCTTTAAAATTTGGATGTGTAATGGATGGTATTAGTGGTATAGTCATAGGAAATGTATTTAAAGTAGAAAAAACTAAACTCCCTATAGGATATCAAGAAGACGATATTGCTTTTTGTGTGTTATCAGAAGATCAAAAAATCACAGCAGGACAAGATTGGACAACTGAATTATCAGGTCAAATGATACTTTTAGATATTGCTAAAGAAACCCCTCCAGCTAACACAACCCAATCAGACACTAGTGAAACTAAAAATGAAACTGATGATGCAGTTAAAGAAGAA